CAATCATGGTTTTACCTTCTTCAAGAGCGTCGTAAATTGCGCGCTTCATCGTAAGTTCGACCCAGTCTTTCTTCAGTGGTATGTCCGGCACACCGCCTTGCGCAATGATTGCCTTGTCGCGCGACCTATAGAAATCACGCAGGTCTTTCGATGTAAGTTTCTCTAAAAACTCTAGGCCGCGATCATAGCCGTCGCTGTCGACCATTTTGCTTCCGTAGCGTTTCGGAGATAGATCGCGAACAGCGCCGCCGACTTCATTGCCACCGCCGCGAAAACTTGAAAGCGTCGCGACAAACATATTAAAAGCATCATACAGCTGCTCGTCGGACATTTTCTTTTTCGGCAGTTCTGCAATCGTTTGCACGATAGCATTTATAGCCTGACTCTCGGCTGAATCCGGGAACACTTTTAGACTAAGTTCTACACCTAGTTTTTTAGACAAATACTTTTCCATTGCCTCGGCACGATCTTTGCCTTTGATCATGCGGCTAAAGCCTTCGTACAAGCCAGACAGGTTTGTCAGGATGTCAACGTCTCTTGCCTGTTCGTTTGGATCAGTGATACGTACCTCGCCATAACCGAAAGCGCGTAGTTTATCTTTCATGCGTTCGTTTATTTCTGTGCCTTCAGCTTTCCATGTGTCCATGACTTCTTCGGTCTGATAACCACGTCTGCCGCCTGCCTGCATTAAATCAGACTGTATCTCTTCAATGAACATCACGCTTTTCGGATCACCGCCGCCGCCGAACATATCCGGCTGATCCGGCTGATCTAGCACGACCTCGCGATCTGTGCTTCGATAATGCGCAAACGTGTTCTGCTCAAAATGCTGATGAACGTTGGTCTGCGGAAAACGCTTGTCGTCTTCCGGCATTAACAAGCGGACTTCTTTGTAGTTCTCTGGCGGGCCGCTTTCAGTCGGAAATGTAATGCTTGAATATTGCCCCGTGCCATCACCGCCATCTATGTTTTCGATGTAATTGTTTGCTCGGTGAATTGCTTCGTCTTCGCTGTCAAACTTTCCAATTGTATCATAATTATCGATAACGTCGTAACTCGCACGGTTTTCCATTGCTTCAAAGACTTCGTCTCCGTACAGGTTTGCGGAGAGGTCTTCATACAGTTCGCTTATTCGATTTTTAATGGGGCTTGGCAAATTGCCAACGCTACCACGTAGCTCGTTTCTAATCTGCTGAATTATTTCTTTAGCAGCTTCGCGCGCCGCTTCGGCTTCTTCGTTTCCAAAATACGCAAAGTTATTTTCGATACTCAGCTCTACTTCATCTAAGACGCTTTTGTTTTTTTCGGCGTCAAATATATCAAAATACTTATTGATCATAATGTCGACGTAATCCGGTTCTCCGACAAAGCCGCCGTCTACATTGCGATATCCGCTGACGCTTCCCCGCGAAAATTCGTACTCGTCAGTTTCACGACTGCTGATCAAATCATCGAGGTCGTATGCCTCGGTAACAGTATCATATTCGCCGGGCGTGTATCCGCCGCTCCCCAAGTCGCGCGCCTCATCAAGACGCACCCGATTTGCTTCCAGAAAATCAGCTATATCTGCTTTTGTAATTGCGCCTTCGGCGTCGCGCAAAAACTTATCGAGGCCGGTTAAACCAATTTCCTCGGCTTTTGCGCCGAACTCAGCAAGTCGCTGTGGATCACTTAACGTCGCAAGCATTTGCTCACCAGATGCAGATTCCGGCAGTGCATCAAGCATGTTTATCAGGCCGCTGCGGAACCCCATTTCATCAGGCTGCTGCGCCAGCTGCGCTTCCGGTCGTGTGCCAATTGGACCGACGCCGCTGCGCAGTACCGCGCCACCTTGAACCGGTCCGTAAACCGCCTCGTTAAAAGCGTCACGCGCCGCGCGTACAACTTTACCGCCTTGCCCGATAGCAACGCCAAGCCCAGAACCTACAGCATAACCAACGGCTGCGCTCTGCCCTACACTTTCCCAGTTCGGCTGAAACGTGCGCTCTTCGCCGGGATACTCCATGCCCCGCAATTCATCGGCCTGCGGCGGCTGAAATTTAAAACGCTGCTGCAGATAGTCTGCCATGCCTGCATAAGCAGAACCCTCGGCACCAACGATGCTAGAACCGAGCGCAACCTGCATAAGCTTCTTTCTAACTCCCGATTTTATTCCCGCCTTACCTCCAGCAGACAGAAGCTCCTGCACAAGTTTAAAACTACCAACGCCAAGAGCGTTTGCCGGATCAGACAACATATTTTTAATGAAGCGAACAGTTCCCGGCCATGAAAGGTCTGGCGTGCGCTCGTACATTTCAAGCAATGCAGCTTGAGCCAAGGCGACTTCTGGCGGCATTTCGTCAATTTCTGACCAATTAACTAAACCACCAAAAAAGTTATGATTAAGATGTCCCGCATACTCGATGCCAAACTCGGCAACCTCGTTAGCGTCGCGGCCTTCAGCTAATTTACGATCTTTGTTACTTGGTCCGCTTCGGTCTGCAGCGCCCGTCATAAGAAACATTAAATTATCACGCGCATCAGCTGGACGATCACTGTACGCGCCAATTTTGTTTTTATAGTCGTGTACAATCTTACTTGCTTCGTACCAGTTGCCATCTAATTGCAGACTATCTGCAGCATCGCCGTCAGTGTAGGACATCTCACCGATGCCTATAGGCTTGGCATCCATGCCGTACGCGATTTCTGGATCTATCTCAGCGATCCGCAACTGTTTTGCAACTTCGCTATTAGCAAACTCGCGGCGTTCTTCGTTTTCGACGAGGCTATCAGTGAGCGATCCGGGCTTTGCAGGCTGATACGGATTGCTCTCCATCATCGATGTCGATCCGATAATCATTAATTGCCTCGTCCTTCGTTTGGTGGTTTGGCTGAAACAGCGCCTAATGTTTTTGCGTGCGTTTCTAACGTCGAAACAATCAATTCGATGCGTTTCTCTAACGTGAACAGTTGACGAATAGACAAACGATCTTTTTGCGAAAGCCGCTTGTCTGGGTCTTTAACGCGTTGCCGTTCGCCGAGTTCTTGCTGACTTACTGCGCCGCCGTCCATTCGTTCTTGAAACTCAACGCCATCAGCTCTTTCTACGCCATCTATCTCAAAATCATATTTACGCTCAAAACCTTCTATTTGATCGCGAAGATATTTGAGCATTGTGTTTCGAGATTTTTCAATAAACACAAGATTTTGTTCAAGTGCTTGTTTAGCGGCAACCTTATCGTCTGCGTCTTTTTCTCCTTTGCCGGGTAAAATTATTTTATTATTGTAAAAATATTTTTCAAACTGCTCGTATAAATTTTGCGGTAAGCCTTGTATCAAAGCCGTTGCTTTCTCTCCCGTCTCTGCTTTAGCGCGCGCCAGCGCATTGATATAGGCTACGCCGGGGCGCACGTCCTTTTGAAGCTGGCTATCGTAAAAATCCAAGACCTGCGCTTCCCGCAAAGGCTCGTCTGCTCTACCATACCGCGTACTGAATGCCCCAAGTGCCTGCTTTAAATTATCCCGATAGCTTTTGCGTTCGAGAGCTTCCGGCGTTTTCGCTTTCAATCCGTTTATTTGTTTTCGTAATTCAGACGCGGCCTTGCCGCCAAGCTTCAGTCTCGCAGTGTCCTCGTGTATATCCGCGTTAATTTCGTCGAGATCGCTGTCGGTCGTAGCCTCGTTAATTTGATTTACATAATCTCTATAGAGTTTCGGGTTATAAATTGCGTCTTCGCCGCGCATCATCGCACGTAATGAATCACGCTGATCTTTATTGAGTTCACGCAATTGTGAAATGTCAAATGCCGTAATATTTTCAACTGGTGGGCCTTCGCCTGTTATCGCGTGTTGACGCGCTGCCAAAGTTTGAGCTTGCAACTTTTCAAATTTTGTAAGCTGCGCTTCCCTACGTTTAGTCTCATTACGCGCGTCCTGCGTGTTCAAGTAGTTTGTTTGCGCTCTTTCTGCGCTTTCTTCCTCGCCGCTTACGGTCGCAATTAATCTATTCCGTGTATCATTGTCTAAATGAGGAAAATTCTTAGCGTCGAGCAATTGCACTTTTAAATTCTCGTATGCATTTTCTTTTTCATCACGCCGCATGCTTTCGATAGTAATCATGCTCTGTTTAACAAGATCTTCATCTAAAGAAGACAGAAAACCCCTTTCACGCTTTTCTATGTCGACAAGCGATTCACCTTGCTCTAGTCCATTGTCTCGAATCTTTGCGACATGCGCCTGCATCGCGGCAATGCGTGTTGCTCCCGTTAGCGTGCCAATACGCCGCCGTTCGGTTTCATCGGACCTATTCATTTCAGCTTTATAGCGGTCGAGATAGCGCGTGCGCAGTGTTGTGTTTAAACCCGGCAAGGCTGCGCGCATTTTTGCCGCAGCGGCAGCTTTGAAGCGACGCGCCACGTCCCTATCGGGTATTTTTGCCGCTTGTTTTGTAATTCGCTCCGATAACAAACTTCGCACTCTTGCCATGTGCGCCTGCTGTGTTTCAGCCGGTAATTGCACCTCGTTAAAAACGATGCCGTTCGCCGTGTTTTGCGGCGTCGTAATTGTTTGGCTTTGACCAACTGGAGCAGTCAAAACGTCCGTCTGCGCTTGAAAGAGAAAGTCGCTAAATTTATTCTCTTCAGCTGCCTGCAGCGTCGCGTTTTCTTGCTTTAGTTCGGTGACTGCAATATCGCCGAGTTGCTGACCGCCTTTGACTATTTGCGCGCCAAGCTGGAAAGCTGCGTTTGCAGGAGCTGCATACGCACTCGGCGAAGCTGACACAGATAACGGTCGCGCACCGCTGTCAGCCGTCAACGCTGTTTGTCTTCGATACTGCGGTATTTTCATTTAAGCACCCGCTAACATAAAGCCCGTGCGAGCCATGCTCTGCAGACCTTGTATAGTTGCCGCTTTTGCTCGGATCTGGCCTTGCTGCAGCGCAAGCTGACCTTGATTGCGGAATAGATCAGCTTGAATGCGCGCGTTAACACCTTGCTCACGTATCGCCAATGCCTGCGCATCGGCATTCATGCGTCGAACTTGTATTTCTTCATCAGCTTCACGCGCATTCGCAATCTGCACTTCCCGCGCCGTGCCGGTGTCGCTACGAAAACCTGCTGCGCGATACCGCGCGCCGACAGTGGCGTTTAGTCGTTCAAAATCGTCGCGGAAATCTTCAATATTTATTTCGCTGACAAGTTCGGAAAAGTCAGCGCGTATTTCGGCAGCTTTTGCGTTACGCTCTTGAACGCGCGCATTAAAGTCTGCCGCTTGTTTCTGCGCTGCAGCTGCTGCCTTCGCGGCGCGCTTTTGAAACATCATGCCAAAGGCTTGCAAGCCAAGACCCGCGCCGCCTAGCGCCATGCCTGCTGTTCCCAATCCCGCCGCCGCTGGCGCGCCTGATCCTGCTGGTAACATTATTTAATCCTCGAATAAATTATATGATCGCTGCCGTCAGGTCCGTAGCCGCGCAGCACGCCTTCGTTTTCAAAACCAAGCCATTCGAGAAACCGACGACCACGCACGAAATCGGCATGCGTCGTTGCTTGCACACGCCTAAATCCCTCGCGCTCGGAAATTTCGTCGAGAAACGACCGAACTGCTTTTACTGCCTTTCGCGGTTTTGCGAGCAAGCGGCTGCTCGGCAATAACCACGCCTCGCCGACGCCTTCCCAAACTTTGTAAAGCCCCGCCGCAGCGACAAGATGACCGTCGTCAATCATTGAATACGCCATGTTTGGCATACCGGCGACGACCTCAAAATACGGTTTCATCGTTGTATCAGCATCGGCAAGCACGCCGAAATCTTGACGGCCTTGCTCGATCAAGTCTTCTGCATGCGCTGCGATAAAGTCGACAACTTTAATCAAACGTCTGCACCCGCGCAAAAGCCGCAATGACCGTCATCGGCAGCGGTAAATCTTGCCGCACGACGACAAAGCTGTCCTGATCAAACCCTGCCGGAAACTCGATTTCTTTATCGCCGTCGAATAACGGGATTGCGACGTTCATCGGATCAGCGCCCGTTCTAAATGGTATTCGGTCAAGCGTACCAACATCACCGCCGACCAACGCATTTACGGTTCGGAAAAATCTTATCGTGACTTCATCAATTCGTTTAATTTTACCTTGAGCTGTGCCGTCTGTGCTTCCCGCTTCAAGTCGCATCGTCGTAAGCGTCGAGTTAAAACCAAGACCAACGAATGCGCTGGTTGTCGATCTGTTCAACGTGATCGCACCGCTCGAAACGGTTGCGCTGGGATGCGTACTGCCTTCCTCCGCAATGTCGACGGGTTCGCCTTCCAAATGATTTAACCCAGACAACGACGTTGCTGCGCTGCCGGAATAGGCAAGCGAGCTGTCGACAAACCTTGCATCGAGGATGTCATCGCCAAAATCAAAATTCGCCATACGCTCAACGTACCGCTTTGTCGCTCCGTTAATTGTCCGCTGTACGATCAGATACAGCTCGTCTTCGGTTGCCGCCGGGACGCAGACAATACTTTCGACAAGCGCATGCGACTGACTTGTCACAGCAAGTCGCGTATTATCGCTTGAAACAATACTGAGAAACCCGCCGTTACTTCGACTCGTCTCTTCAATCGTAACGACATTGGCTGCAGGGTTCGCCACCGTAAAATCTGCATGCGCGTTGATTGCAGCGAAAATATTATCAGCGGTGTTATTGTTGTCCGCTTGTGGCCTAAACCCGAGCGTACTATCCGGCGCTGATACACCTACAGCCTCGCTTGTAAAGGTTATAGTTTCGCCATCTGACTTAGTTAATTTCAAAGTCGTGCCGGTAGCAATGTTTGCAAAGTCGGTTACTGTTACTGTCGCCGCGCCGCTAACGCCGCCGATTATGTGTTTGTGCCAGCCGACAACTTTCTCTTCGCGCTGATACGTCATGCAAGCCATCTGGCCGTTATTTAAAACGGTCCAAACAATCGTGTCTGGTTCTTGCTGGTAACTCATATCCACAATGCCGGACTCGGTGATGTCTTCAGCCAGGATCGACATGTCCGGCGCAATATAAGAATCGCTATCGAAGTTATAAGACAGTTCGCGGACCTTGCGGCCTGCGCGTTGCACAAACAGCGTTGTGTATCCGACTTTCACCGGCTGTATGCTGGTGCTGCCGTGCGCAGACTGTTGTTTAATCTGCGCGTTCGTCGGCGTAATTGGCTCGTCAAATCCAGACGCTCTAACAGCAAACTCGCCAGCTTGCGTGCCGACGATTAACGACCGCGACGACGACAAGTATTGAATCACGTTTATTTCGTTTGACCCGATTGTAAACGTTAACGCGGCATCATCTTGATCGCCAATGCGGAAGTCTTCAAACGATCCACCAACAGACCAGAAAATCGTCTGCGGCTGCGCTGTCGTTGCGGCAAAAACCAGCCGTTCTTCGTCAAACGTGGCACAGCTTGGAAAGCCCGTTGTCGTCGAAAACGCGCCGAGCTTCCATGACGTGTCAGCTTCGAGCGTTCCGGCAATTGTAAACGAGCTGCCTGCAGCTTCGTCTGCTAGATCGTCGGACGGCGAAATTATCAGTGTATCTTCAGTCACGGTCACGACTAAATACGTTCCGTTATTTGACGACGTGCCGGAGACGGTCACTTTCATGCCGTCTTCAAAACCTTCTTTAATAAAGTTCTTTGCCGAATCTAAAATGCGGTCGTTATGCTCTAGCCCGGTCGACGACGGGTCGCCTTCCTTAAAAGAAATCGTCGAGGCCGCGTAGCTCGGTTCAAGCTCATCTTCAAAAAGATCATTTTCCTGCACCGTGGCAACGGCTGTAGTCGTGTTTGTTACAGACGTTATCTTTGCGTAACCGTGATGTAACTCTACTAGCCGTCCGACATCTGTGCTGATAAACCCGCTGCCGCCGTTGATACCCGTTACCGCCGACGCGCTTATTGTCACCGACCCAGTGCGTCCATTTGCTGTCAAGGTCGTCGATGTCGTGTTTGTGTCGCCCATCGGGCCGCGCTTGAAATCGACATCGGCAATCGTCCATGCAGTGTCGGACGTTCGACTAATTTTGCGAACAGGATGCGCTGGATGCACGACATACATAACGTCTGCAGACTGCGCAAACTTTAGATCGCGTAGCTGTGCCGTCGTGTAGGTTGTTGTAACTTCGACCGGAGCTGCTGGCGATCCGGTTTCGATAACACCGCCGTCTTTAAAAACGCGAAAGTAATTATTGCCGAACTCCAGCGCATACGCCTGATCGACGTTAAACTCAAACTTGACCAGACGCGTAAATACCGAGCTGTCTTTAACTTCTGCGATAAACCGCGTACCCGGTCGACGGCTGACGCCGCCGTGCGCATGCACGATGAAATTCTCTAATTCACTGCAGCCGTTATAGTACTTCGACAGATCAGTACGACCGCCGAGACGTTTCGACAGACGGCCTGCCGTGAAGTTAGAAAATGCGAAAGTTGCTTTCGCCATTAGAGCCGCGCATTCGTAAAGTAGTCGGCCTGTATTGCGCCGCTGGCCGAGACGCCGAGTATCGCGCCCGGCGTGCCTTCAGTAGCGTCGACAAATCGCGCTTCTTTAAGCTTAGAGTCGTACAGCTGCCACATTGCTTGCGTCAGAGATGTCGACTGCGACAGCGTAAAGCTAACATCCGCCGCAAGACGCGCCGCTATTGTTTCAATAAGCAGCAGATCCCATTCGTTCGGGTCTGTAACGCGCGCTATGTAAATCAGATTAATTGTGCTTTCGTCGCTGACGATTTTGCGGCCTTCGACACGAAACTCTAAGTCGAGATGATCGAGGCGCAGAACGCGCAGGCAGAACGGATCACTTGGTAACGTAAACGCATTCGTCCAATCGAATGCAGGCTGTTCAGTGTCTGGTGCCAGCGTGCGACGTGTTACCGCGCAGTTCCACGGGTGCGCACGTAAGACAGCGTCTCTGACGCTGTCGAACCTCTGATTGCTTACCCGCGCGGACTTGCTGTCTTCAGAACGACTAATAATATTCGACGCGCCGATCATGTTCATTGCGCTGTTGATGATGTCAACTTCACTCGCCATTTTCGCGCCCCAAAAATAATAAAAGTGCCATGCGATCACCGCCGCCGTGCGGTAAAACGCGGTGACGTTCGTCGCTGCTGAACATCAGCAGATCGAGGTAATGTCTGTGCTTCGTACCATCGTCGAACTCAAAGTCACCGCCGACGAAATCTTTTGTTAGCAGAACGCTGCCGCTGTAGGCGCACCATTTCATGTGACCCATGTTGCCGGTGTCGCAGTGCCAGTCGTGACCGTCTGCTTTTGACTCGACGCGCACATACGAACTCGGCGTGATCGCCGCGTCCGGTGCGTGTAATTTGATAATGTCGACCATGCGCTCTACCAGCGGATGATCAAATTGCATTCTTGTGACCGTACGAATCGTTTCCGCTTCTGCCTCGGTCATGGCGTATTTAACGAGTTTGCGCATTAAGAATTGCGGGGAGCCGCAATCGCCAACTCCCCGCTTTCCTTAGCTTACACCACGTAGGTTATGAGATACGAGATGTCGCCAGCTGTATCGCCAGCGGCTTCCGACTCAAAACCAATGGTATAAAAACCATTCACTGAAGAATCACTAGAGTCACCAGCATCTTCAAAAACGCGCTGTCCCATCTTGTTGATGTCACGCGCCTCGAAAGCTACCTCAGTTCCTGTAGTGACTGCAGCACGACAGTCAGTCGCAGCACTGCAATACGCATCCACATCTTTGACCGTAACCGTGCCGTCCTCGGCAACGAGATAAAGTCCGATATGCATTGTATGCGTCGTGCCTGAATCAAGATCATCGTTAAAAATCTTGATCGACGTGACCGCTGCATTCGCTGGCACATTTGCCAGCATTATTGTATCGCCTGCAGAAAGATCACCAGCAGCTGCTGCCACTGTACCGCATGCGATACGCATGACGCCGCCCATATTTCTGGTCGGAGTCATTACGTGAGGATCAGCAATAAGGTTACTGACTTCTGTTGAATTGACGTTCGCCATTGATCAGCCTCCTTATTCTGAACACAAGATTTGAACGACTTTTTCTTCTTCCATGCGAGTCGCACCGAAGCTGGCACAAACGTAGACCTGAGTCGAATATGACTTGTCTGCGCGAGGGCCTATCTCAGTTTTCAAGTCTTTACCAACAGCTAACTTGATGCCGTCTTCGGCCCAGCAAAACACTTTACGATGGTCTGAAGAATCGGTTGCCAAGCGAGTCGAGGTAATGAACTCGAATCCCAAGAACGTATTAATGTCACCTTGAACTAGCGCCTTCCGTCACACTTAGGCTTTCGCCTCCAGCTTTCGCTGTTCGTGCGCTGGACTTTCTCTTCATCTGCGAGAGATGCGGGCCGTAAAGTCTCTACACCTTCTCCTTGCGGAGCTTGGCTCGGGATTGCCATCTTACAGGTTTCCCCGAATTTGACCCGTTTTCAGCTGACCGTCGCCGATCAGTTAGGCGAATCCACCGTATTGAAATCGCTAGAGGTAACAGTCGTCGAATTTAAAAGATCTTCGACCTGTTCTGGATGAACAGCAATAAAACGCTTAATCGAAGGATCAACGTTATTTTGATCGAGGATCTTTTTGGCGCTTACGAGTTTTGCAATTGTAAGCCCCGTCGCCGGACTACCGACGGCTACTTTTTGACCAGCTGGTAACGCGGTGCTGGTCGCACCCGCTTTCCCGGTCGACGCCGAATCTAGCGCCGCCGCGATTATCGAATCATCCATTGCCCTGCCAATTGCGTACATTTGTTCAACTAAGTTCGCTAGACTTAGCCCGCCTTGCGGCAGCTGCATATCGCTATGCAGTTCGGATCATATTTTAGTCCGCTAGGGACTCTCGGCGCTTCGGAGCGGCTTCGCTCCTACTCCTTTCGGATGATCTCTGAACCTTTCGACTTTCGTCGACTTGGCTGCTGATTATCTCTTAGAGACTTCCCAGCAATTCACCGAGTTATCAGCATCGTATCGCTACGAGCTGGGCCTACAATTAAGCCGCTGCATTGGCATATGTGGACGTTGGATCGATCAACATTTGAACCTTGTCGGGATCGTCAATCAAATCGGCGTATTCCCAATGATCCATTGTGACCATTCGACGTGAGTGAGGCGTGTCACTTACATTTTTGTTCGCACAAGTTCGCTAAACTTGCACCGCTTTCGCTGCTACACGTCACCGTGCAGATCAGACCATGTTATCATCTACTAGAGATGCTAGGCGCTTCGAGCCGCTTGGCTCTACTCGATTTCTCGATGGTCGTTGCACCTTCCGACTTTCGTCGGCTTGGCTCAAAGTTATCTGTTACCAGACTTTCTTTGAATTCACCTAGTTTTCGAGATGCGTTGCCGCATCAAGCCGCTAAAGCTAACGGTGTGTCTTGGTGCCTCGATGTGCGCTTCTGAGCCGTAGCTGAACCGACTTGATCGAAGAAAGCTTTTTCTCCGACAACCGACTCTTCGCTTACTGCCCGACGAAGCAAAGAGCCTTTCTGTTGGCTCAAGAGCATGACATTAGTCGAGAATTGTTGACTGAATGCCGTGGTAATTTGCGAAGACAAATTAACCTCCATCAGTTAGAGTTAAAGATGAACGGTTATCCGTTTTCACGGGCCTGTTTGCGTGGGCCTTGCGGTTATCCACGACTTCTTCTCAACGACGTTGCTTTGCAGACCGGGCTTGCGCTTGTCAATCTGCTCCGTTCAGTCGCTATTCTTCATCCATGTCTGGATGAATCATCTCTTGAATACTAAGCGCGCGCTGCACATAAACGTCGTGCTGCGGATGTCGGCTATCCCAATAGGGACTATCCGGTCGCATCACTTCTTCCAGCTGTTTCTGCGCTTCACCGGGCGTTACGACATTGCTGTCCTTATCGCCGACAAGCGCATCTTCGCTAACGCTTTCGTGAATATATTGCGCGGCGTTTACAACGGTGCGAATAAAGGCCGGATGATTCAACAATGGCGTGCCATCATCAAGCCGTAATTCCATTAAGCCTTCCGCGCCGAACTCGCCGATAAAATTATTACCTTTTCCGAGACGGTCGTCGAACGCAGCGCCATATTCTTGCCGTAGTTCGGCTGTTGATTGCGCCTTCGCCGCTTCCAGATCTACTTCCGGCTGACCCATGCCGCCAGTCAACTCGATGTAACTGTCGGCAAGCTGCTGGGCTTGCGACGGGTTTAAACCAATTTTGTGCGCCGTGTCCGCAAACCAGCCGGTCAATGCCGGATCTGCCTCGCCGCCGGGAACTTCAAAATTTAACCCATACTCGTCTGCCGACGCCGGTCGACCAAGCTTATCATAAACTTGGTTCCAGTCGTCCGCATCTGACCACTTTCCCGGCACCGCAATCTTGTCGGCACCGACCATAGATTGTGCATGCACCATCGACTTTGCCAAGCTGGCAACGTCCTGCATGCCTGCAATGCTTGGATGATCTCTCAACTCTTCGGGGATTGCCGATTTCCAGTCTGCACCAGATTCTGCTGCGTTGTCAGACGGCGCTGCCGGTTCTACCGACGCCGCTCCCTGCTCATTTGCAAGCATTTCACTCATTTTCCATCATCTCCATTATGTTGTGGTCAAGGTCTTTGGTCATGTTCTTGATAATCAAAACGACACTGCGCTGCCCTTCCAAATAAGCCATCTCCAACGCGTCAGAGCTGAACGTCGGCTGATCGCCATGAAACCGCGTGCGCAAATCTTCTAAAACAATCTGACCGTCGTCGGTCGCAAACAGCGTCTTGTATGTCTTTCGTAATTCCTGCGGGGTCATGCAGCCTCAACTGCTTCCGGCGGCAGCGCGCCCTCTTCCATCGGCATATTCATAGCAGCATCATCGACCGCTTTCACCATCGGTGCGGCTTTGCCTGCGGCCTGCGCCACTTGCATTGCCTCTGCCATTTCTTGCTGCTGGGCCTGCTCGGCAGCGCGTTCGTCACGCTTGCCTAATACCTCTTGCTCGCCACGCACGACCGTCGCCGGGATCGACAGCGTTTTAATCAGATGCTGCGCCATGCCGTCCATGTCCAAATAATCGGCAATCGAAGGATCTATGGACATAAGCGGCTGCATGAACTCCATAAGCTGTACCATCGACTGCGCGTCGCCTTTACGCTGTGCGCGTGCCAACGGTGAAACGTATTCGATCTCGATGTCGCCTGCGCCCTGCAGAAACTCTGGCGGCTGCGGGAATGCCTCTTGCTTCGACATGATTGCCCAGCAACGATTTATCATCGGCTGCAAAAGCTCCGACTGCAGACGACCAAGCACAGGGCCAAGCATACGCATCGACTGCTCGGTGCGCTGCAGCACCTCAGTCGCCGTCATGTTCGGGCCTTGGGATAGCTGTAAATGGTCGACATAGAACGCGCTGCGCACCGCTTGGCGGCGCTGTTCTTCCATATTCAACGCGACCGGCGTGTTGCTGCCGATCTGTAATGGCTCAAGACGATCACGCGTGCCGGATCGATAAAAGTTCAGACCGCCAGGCACCACGCGAATGGGCAAGAGGAAGCCATCGTCCGGCACCATCAGCGGCGGGTCTGTCATCTTTTGCGCGGCCCGCAGATTAACTTCAGACATGCGATTCAATACTTTCGTATCCGCAAGCGCAGTCATTCCACAGCTTCTGCCATAACCCAGCTCAGTCGATGACTTGAGCCAGCGCGGACAAACGAAAGGAAACTCATCATAGCCGCTTTCACCGAGAACCTGCTGATCTTCTTTGTCGAGATACATCGACAGAAACGGCTTATTTGTTTTGTTTAACTTTAACGGATCGCGTTCGTTACGCGGCTGCACCACATGTATGATTTCGACTTGCTCATACGGATCGCGTTTTTCCGTTTCTTTAATGCGGTCTGTAATGTTCTCCGCACCAAACTCATCGATGGCGGCGCGTGCCGACATTTTAAACTTTCGGTAAACCGTGTCGACGCGGCCATGCGCATTCTCGGCAAGGTAGACTTCGGCAATGTGTCGCGTTGAAAACCGGAAGTTATTAACGTCGTCCGGCTCGATCATCATGGTTGCCGTACCAAAAACGACGAGGTCGTCATATAGCTCTTGAATCTGCTCTTGGAAATTCGACCTGTGAAAAGCCGTATACATTGCGTCTTCAGCACTCAGTAGCCATTCACGCGCCTCGTCATCTAGTTGCAGATCGCCGTCGCGATAGCGTAGAGAAAACCAAGATGTCGACATATTGGTCATCATGCCGTGCAACGACGCCGAAAGCATTTCGGCGGCACGAACTGCGGTGCCGTCAAAGATTTGTTCTGTGCGCTTTTTGCCGGGCGTTTGCGACGTTTGCGTAATATCGGCCTTACGCGGACGCATATAGTCGGCAAGCTCCTGCCAATGGGATTCCCAGGTCGAGCGTTGCTGCTCTAGCTTCGACAAGCGACGCAGCAGGATTATTGCGCGTTTATCAGCTTCAGCCATTTATTGCCCCAAAAGCGTTTTGCGTGTCGGCTCTACGGTGCTGGTAACACCTTGACCGCCAGTCAAGACCGTTCCAGATCTGCTTGCGCCGCCACCACCTGCACCAACACGTCGACGAGCGCGCGTCGGTTCTTTTGGTGTTGCGCCGGGCGCAGAAACGGCGGTGTTAGGCGTCACTTCAGGTTTTGGTTCAGGCGGTGGTGCCACAGGTGCTGGTGCGGGTGCCGGAGCCGGAGCTGGCGACGATCTAAAAATACTGCCCATATCTATTTTCCTGCCAACAGGTTCGGCGTTGTTGGGCTAACCGCTTCCTCGGTGGTTAGTCCACGCGGCCCAGTTAAAATGGTGCTGCTTATGCCCTTCTTTCGACGCTGCCGCTCCTCCTCTCGGTCTACCTCTGACGTTTTCACGTCGACAGGCTTAATCGGTGGTGCTGGCGGTGGTGGCGGAATCGGTGGTAACGGCGGTGGCGAAGGTATTTTTGGCGATAAAAACGACATTACAATACTGCCTGTGCTTGGCTTGTCAGTGGGTTATATGCAGCCGCAGCAGTAATCTGCGGCGGCGTCGAACTCGGATCAAAATCACGTATTCCTATCGCGGCATAGCGAAATGCGTCGGCACCATGTGAAGCCCAGTCGTGGACAACGCTAGTGCGAAACGTGCGATTCTTTTCGTCATATTTGCGGTGGTAATAACGCAAAGCTTCTAAGCCTTGGTGGCAGTTATCTGCGTCGAACCAGCAGCGCGGTATAAGCATCTTTGCCGCATGGATGCCGTCTTCCAAAGGCAGCTTTGGCAAAACCCTAAAATTTATACCTAAATCATATGCCGCCTCGCGCCGCGATCTGCCGGTCGACATTTCGCGAACCTCGATGTCATGCGGCGCATGATGCGTTCCGTAGAGATAGCCTTTGTCATCTAAAAGTCTGGCATAAAACGGGAGTCCTTCGTTGCGTTCTTCTTCGTAATCGATGACGTGAATCGCGCGACCGACTTTCTGCGTAAACCAAATTGCTGTCGCGTCGCCTATACCGAGATCAAAAAACGTATCTACGCGGTGGCTTGGATCATACGGCACTTTGGTAATCTGGCCGTCTTCCTCGATTGCCTGCAATTCTTTGCCGAAAATGCTGCCCGGTACTGAAGCAATAAAGCTGCATTGGAACTCTTGCTCGTACTGACTTTCGGACATTGAGGCCGCAGCCGCGTCTAGCTCTTCCTGCGGTAAAATTTTTGTATCGCTGGCCTTCAGCATCGAGCGATACCAGCCGCCTTCGTGACCCGCCAATTCCCAATAATCATAAAAAGCGTTATGGCCTGCAGGTGTACCGATAAATATACAATACGTCGGGCATTCTACTGTATTGCGATCTGCTAAAGCGGGACGCAGAATCTCAGGAAAGACGCGTTCCGGCATGCTGCTTACCTCATCGCAGACGATGCCATCAGCATAAATTCCACGAAGCCGATCCGGTTCCTCACCGCCGACCAGCTGCAACCTTGAGCCGTTCGGCAAATCACAGCGCAGCTCCGTTTCGTTGAACTTCACGCCGGGTATCTTGCGTGCAAATTCCTTACAGTAGTCCCATGCAACAGCCTTGGCCTGCACACGCGTCGGAGCGACATAGAAAAACCGCGCATTCGGTCGCGGACACAATATCGCGTCACGCAACAGATGATTAATCGCCATCACCGTCTTACCGAAACGACGATGCATGACAAGCACCGACCAACGGTGCTGGCTAACCTGCTCATGCAGCAACTGCTGAAGCGGACGCGGGGTATACGGAATCTCAATAGCGTTGTCCGCTTTGGCGGCTTTACGGCTCAATGGAGCGTCTCCGCAAGCTCGTCAGCCACATGGGGTGCGACGAGTATACTGAGAAACTCGCGCGCCTCTAAAGGCGAGTCGAAGCCTTCCACGGCGATATGCAGAACTGTTGCACCGTCTTGCGACGTGCGGGTCCATGCAGAGTAAAGAGGCGTGTACATGTGTGCGTGGGTCCACTAATTGTCTATATACGCTATAGAGAGACGCGCCCAACTTTCGGGGTATACGGGGGTCTGCCAAAACGAGAAAAGTATTTTCCTGCGGCCAGATGTCAGGTGCGCAACCTGACGGTCATGCCTTGGAAACCAAGGGCTTCAGCTGTACGCGTAACAACCGTGTAACAAAATTAAAAGAAAGCGGCGGGGTATGCTGCTCGGCTGCTTAGTTGTTGCGACTGATTATTAGTTTCGTTCGCTGTTCTCGCGCGAGTTGCTGACCGTGTCCTGCGTGTTACACACACAGCTTCCACCACAACCGCACTTCCCTTTCCGCGTATAAACCTTGCCGCTCTCCTTACGCCTCTGCCTCCATACCGGCTTCGATAACTGCGCTGCCTCGACACGTCTCATCGTCTTGACCTGTTCACCTTCTTGCTCACTGCGCGCAGGTTACTGCGCTTGTTGTTCATCGGATTGCGGTCACGGTGATCGACATCAAGGCCGAGTAACTTCGCGCCGTTCGCTGCCATCTTGCGTCGCGCCTTGTTGCGTGAGCTGCGTCGCTTCACTTGCTTCGGCTTGCTATGGTAGCTGTCGTATTCTTTGCGGTAATTACGAGCCATCAGCACTTCCAACGTCTACGTGCTTGCCTGATTCTGCTGTTCGGATCATTGCGTGTCTTTGCGCTGCTACGCTTCAGCTGGCCTGCAGAGCGTGCGCAGTAACTACTGCGTCGCTTGGCAGCTGCACTGCCTTTCTTCACCTTGCCGGTCACAGCTGTCTTCAGCTTGCTGCCGGGGTTCGCCTTGCGGTAAGCACTCACGCCTTTCTTCGTCATGCCTGCGCCGGACTTCGTCGGCCTGTAGTTCGCACCTTTGCCCTTCGTCGTGCGCCTGATGCTAGGCACGCAGCAAGCTCTTGCGCTTGCCGCGCTTCGATGTCTTCGCGGCTGCAGCAAACTGCGCGTCAGTCGGCGCGCCTTTCTCGCCTTTGCGCCGCATGCGCTTCTTGCCTTTTGATGCAGCTACGCGCTTTCGCTTGGCATGGATGTTTGCGTAAAGTCCCGGCTTTTTCGCCATCAGTAACTGCGCCTCACTTTGCGCATCTTCTTTACCTTTGGCGTTGTCGACTTCTTCTTTGTCTTCTTCGTCGTCTTGGACTTGTACTTACTCACTGGCATCATTACCGCTACCTTTCACAAGCTTGATTACATCCGCGCTCGGCTTCTGCGCAGCCGTGTGATCTTGGCCGCTTCCCCACTGCAGCTTGATCACGCCACCGCTATCCTCTGGCACGTCTTCCTTACGATGCCGCACGTCCCAAGGCCGCATACGTGCAAACACAAACTTCAGCGTATCGATATGTAAGCGGCGGCGTTGCACCTCCGCGTTGGCAAGAGATCGCTCAACGTCATCGAGCGGCTTGCGCGCCAAGTCGAACATCTCGTCCATCAGAAACTCTGCGCCAATCGCACGCGCCTTTGAGTACATGTCGTACAAGTCGTCATCGCGTTGAACGCGACGCAACACTGGCGACCAGTCGGGCAAAGTGTCGTCGTTGTCGCAAATAGAGCGCAGCGATTTGCCGACGCTTAACTCGTCGCAGATCCGCCGCATGACCGCTTTGGTTATTTTTACAGGTGCTCGTCGTTTCATATGCGTCACAAAAGAAGCCCGGCTGCAAAAACAACCGGGCTAGTTTCAATCAGGGTCTAGGAGAATCATAGTCGACGCATGCAATGCGCCAACGCTAAGAAAATATAACCTCTTTTCGGTACTTTGGATACATCACCTAGCGTGAAAGCTGTGAATGTTACAACATGTTGATGTCGTGCAGATGCTCGTAGCTTATCCAATACTGCGGCGGCTTGTCTCGTCGCAGCGATTTAAACTCGCCGTGCTTACGCACCTCGCCGCCAGTCATCCAGCCGTTCAGCTGGTATTCGTATCGGTTCAATTGGCTCACCAAAACAAAGCGCCGATCATCATGGTCGTTTTCAGTCACGTTCAGATGACAGCTTTGCGGCGGTACTTGCGACGTTGTTCGCACCTCAAGATTACCAACATCACCACGGGTTTTGAACGTATTAACTGACGCATCCCAATACATATCTAGCGCCTTTGCTACTGCCATTTCACCGAGACAACCGGCGATATGGTTTACATAGAGGCCGCTTGTTTCTTGTGATAGTTGCATAGCGGCCTGACGCATTGTGCCGATCACATTGCCGACGCACAGCTCTCGATCAGTTAAGTCCACGCGTACCATAAGTTAATCAAAGCTCCTTCGTAGCGTCGTTTCGCAGTTCTTCTGTCACAATGCAGATACTTGCCGACTTTAACCCAGCTCGGACCACGCGATCTGAATGCACCGGCATGCGCCACAGCCCATAACAATCTTCTGTCATCAACGCTCGGCATGTTAAGAAGTTGCTTGGCAATAACGTCGTATCTCGTCACTTGTTGCGACGTGGCCGCACCGAGTTTCACCTCGGTCGTCTCGTCGGCATAGCTTAACCATTCGGGGTGCGGCTCCGGCCACCAGCTGCCACGATAACGCGGCAGAGCTGCAGGCAGTCGTCGCTCGGTTTCAGCTGCCTCGATAAGCCAGTCGTGCAGCTCGTCGATTGAAATCGGCTTGCTCATGTGCCGTCAAATTTCCATAAAATTTCCAAAAAGCTGGTCGATCTACGGCAGACATATTCTCTGCGTAAACCTGTGCCGCACGATCAATGCGGCTCGGCATATCGCCGTCGACCACAGCGCGATAAGCTGGGTTGCTCATCTTCGTATTGCGATTAATCAGATTAATAAGTTGCACTGATAAATCAGTGTTATCAGTGCTACTGATTAACTTAGTGCTATTAGATAAATTAGTTGTATGGGGTTTATTAAGCTTAGAGCAGTTAGACTCATTAAGCTGATTAATAAGTTTATCTTCTATAAGCTTAGTAATAGCATATTCTGTGCCAGAAAAGTTATCCACAGGGTTATCCACAGACTTATCCACAGCCCCAACGCGCATCAATTCATCGATTTTTTGGTCGATATCCAGCACGCCACGGGCTGCAGCTGCGGCACGCCAGTCGTCCTCAACTGCCATGCATTGCAGCACGATAAATGCGTCAAAGCTGATCATTTTGTGAGCCATCGATTTTGCCTCGGCAGGCCGATCTGCTTGGCGTATTGAATGCCGAATCTCATGCCGACAGAAATGCCGCGATCCATGTACACGGCGACTAAGTCTGCTGTCTCGTACCAGTCGAGCGCCCGGCTCATACCAAGCCTGCGTTCGTCCTTTTTGCGGTCGTCAAGGACTTGTGTGTACAGCAAATGACTCGCAAATGGCGCTTCGCCGCGATCCAAGCTGTCCTGCAAACAACGCCGCGCATAGTCGATATTCTGCTCGATATTGACGCCTGCGTATGGCGATTCGATTATGACGCGCATAACCGCAATCCTTGTCTACGTTCTTTATTCTTTTGCCTGGCAATGGTACGCAGCTTTTTAAGCGCAACCTCGTCCGACTCGGCGGTGTTTGCATACTTGTTCAGCCCATATCGCACGGTCGAGCTGTCCCGATTCGTCAAAGGGCCTATCTGGTCGCTGGTCATATTGAGGTCTTGATTTGCAAGAAACCACACGCGTTTTCGCCAAGCGACGTAATGCTTGGCTTGCCGTGCGCTAACCAAATCTTCGACGGTTACGTCTTCATCGATCTGGGTAACGGCATAGAGTAAATCTGCCAGCATGTATGGCTTTTGCGGTACGAGGGCCTGTATTGCGGCGCGTTCTTTCTCAATCTGTTCTTCAGTCATCTCGATTCTCCATCAACGTGTTTAAAAACACCTCGACATCTTCGACCGACCTAACTGTCTCGACGTGACAGCCTGCCGATCTCAACTCCTGTTGCACTTGTTTTTGAGCAGAGCTTAAACGCCCCGTTTTAGTCTTTATTTCCAAGAAGATAGGCGACCAATTTACGTCTGTTTGCCACCATGTTTTGCTTACAAATATCTCCAGATCGGGCCAGCCAGCGCGGACGCCCATGCGTTTCTGCTTAACGCGATATTGGATCTTGTGATTGCCTTCATTTGGACTGTGATGAATGACACTGCCTGGGCCTAACCGTGCTTGCAGATACTCAATTATCTGCACATGCAGTTCGTACTCAGTCACGCGAAAACTCTGCAATGAGTTCGTCTGCAGTCACCTGACCATCAGTGATAAGCAAGATTCGCCGACACATTTCTAACGACGGTTTCCTGCGGCCAAGGCTTATTGATGTGATAGTTGACCGGGAGCAGCCAAGCTGTAACGCCAATTCGTCGTGAGTACGCGCTGTGTGTGATATGAAGTCTTTAAAGTTCATATTAAAACGTCTTACCGTACTATATGTAACGTTGTCAATTTTTCCTCTGACGCGCGCGTTTTAGGTGTTGTTATTATTATGAACAAGTCTAACCTCTTTGTTACTCAGGGTAACAGATTAACCAAGATGAGACATACAGACATAATTGGAGACAATAAAAATGCGTAAACTGGAAAAGGTATCACAGCCTGCCGCAGTAACGGCTGATCGAACTAACGTCGTGAAATTATTTTCACCGCGTAAAAGAATAGACCCTCTGCAGAACGAGGGAGTTATAGAGGCGTGCCGTGATTTTTTTTCTCGTGGTGATTTAACGCCGAGCGGCCAAGCTACAAATAAAATCTTAAAATTGAGCCGACAGGATCAGCTCGACTATGGGATGCTTGGCCCGATATTACTCGCACGATCACCGTGTAACTTCGACACGCATCAAGGAATTTACATCAAATTTCTTTGTGACGCTCGATTGCCTCGTTTCTGCCATTTTATATTCTGCGCCCATATCAATAATCGAACGCTAACGCGAAAATTAGCTATCAATCTTATCGGCAGTGTTAATCATTTGTTGACTGAACGTATCGGAACGACAGCTGATGAATGCATTAATGAGCTGATTGACGAAGGCTTATGCATTGAAGAGAACGGCAAGCTTAAATGCACGCGTCGTCTCGCTTATTACATGATTGAGATGCTCGCTTACCTCGTCGATGCGATGAACGGCTGGGGTAGCTTTTCACGTAGCCGTTTTGAAGAAGTATGGGACGCAGATGGTTCAACGAACTGGGTGCAAATTGACGCACCGTTGGAGAAAGCCATTGCCTAGCAACAATAAAACAAACGCGCTCAAAGAATCCTTTAATAAAAATTTTGGTGAGCGCATGCGTGATGCTCGAATTAATTATGGCATCACAGCAGACGAGCTTGGTCGTCGTATCAACTCAAGCGGACAAGCTTATCGCCGGTATGAACGTGGCGAGGTAATGCCGAAAATCGATCAGCTCTTGAATATCTGTGACGTTCTCGGTGTTCAACTCGACGCGCTTGTTTTTGGAAACACTGCCGATACGCCTGCAATTGAAGTGACGGTGCGCCCCGGCGACCGCGTAGTGATCAAAGGCGAAGCTGACAGTGCAATTGACGCACCGTACAACTCGCCGGTTAAGATTGCTGGCAACGCACAACGTCCAAAACAGACGCGCGTGAAAGGCGTGAAAGCTGTGGAAAACAAGGGTTAGGATTAATATTTTAATTTACCTTTGCGTCGTGTTTACGTACTCATGGTTATATGGCTTATGACTACGTACCTAATTGGGCATCTCGATATTCTTTTGACGCACACTCCCCAAGTGGGTGCGGCAGACCAGACGATTTAGAATTTTTTGAGAAGTGTATTGCTCGGCCTCGCGGAATGCGGTGGCCGGGCAACGCCGCTATGGCAGGCGGTCGCGCCGCAGAAACGGCGGTTAATCTTGCCACGGTACACAATGAACCTTGGCAGAACGCCTTTAGATCTGCGCTCGCAGAGTTCGACGAACACGAATCACCAGCACACATTGAGAACGACCGCGACAAGCATTCGCTTATTCGCGACTACGTGCATACCGTTAAGCAATCGAAAGAAGAGAAAGAAGCAGGCGCGCCGGAAGTATCCGGCACGTTCTTCGAGCTTGTCTGTCAGAACCTGCTGGCAGGCACGCTAGAGGCGACCAAAGGCGCGAACCGTATCGAAGACGGTCGATGGGTATCAATGCAGTTCGATGGCGTCGAGCTGGACTTTATCGGTCAGATCGATCTTGAAGCCGGTGCCGTCGTCGAGCTAAAGACATCATGGCCG